TATCAATAATTCCAAAAGCTGGGATATACCGGAAGGCGATAGGACTTCTAAAACATTGGAACAAGCGTACCATGAGTTTAGGAAGTATGATTTTGAACGGAAATATAAGGTGTAAATATTAAAAAAAACAAGGAACTATAATGCAAGAAAATAAAATACTGGCAGGCAATGTCGAACAGATTCTGCTGTCAAAAAAGAACTATCACCGTGCATCTAAGGTGATAAATATAGCAAACCCGGAACAGGGTGAGTGGCTTTTTTCTTGGAGAGGGAAAAAGTTAAGAGAGAATTTAATGCATTGTGACTATGCACATATCGCAATTCGAATTTCCGACAACGAGGAAGTTGTTATTTATGACAAAGACTTAGGCTCCTGGGCTGTTACAGATTGGAAATACGATGTCAACCTTGAAGAACTTTGGAAATGCGCTTGTGACGCTTTTTATTCTACGAGTTTCAACCCGGAAGAGCGAGCCGCTCTGTATATTCGTGATTACGAAAAGGAATTGAATGCCGACCTTGAAAATATGCCGGAAAACGAGAAGGAGCACTATATTATGAAATACAAAGAATGGGTTCGTACTTTATTTTACAAACATTCTCGTATAATGAGCGTCATGATAACAGGGCCAGCCCGTTTCCCTTCAAGACGAAATGAAAAAATGAATAATTATTATGATGGTGCTGTAAATGAATTTAATACATGGAGAGAAAAAGTACTCAAGGCAATAGCTCGGAGGATAGAGGAGGCAAAACCGGAAGAACAAAAGAATACCGAAGAATGGCTTTCTGTCAAAAGTGAGATTGACAATATTGCATCTACGTTGAAAGATATTGATACGGGTGTAAACACATATAGCTACCGACCTTTATTTGTATCAAGCCTGTACGGAAAGCTAGAACGTATTGCCAACAACGGAAAGGTTGATGTAATAGTCAAATCAACTGAATATATCAAAGAACTCAACGAAAAGCTTCCGAAGCCTATTTTTACTAATCGTCATAAATTCTGGAAGCTCGTCGAGCTTGCCAATCAATCAATTGTAAAGCAGGCCGAAAGAGAGAACCAAGAAGATGCGGAAATATTTTTCGATGGTGGGCGGGTAATCAAAAACTATTCAGAGGATAGATTGCAGATAGTTTTCGACACAAAGCCGCAGCCAGACGTTATTTCAAATCTCAAACATAACGGTTTTCGTTGGTCACCCCGTTTTTCTGCATGGCAACGTCAATTGACCGATAATGCCTATTATGCTGTTACTCGTGTAGTGCCAGTTGTTATTGAACAATTGAAGAAAGGAAGGTAACAAATGAAAGTGCTAGTAACATTCAGTGGCGGAAAAGATAGTCTTGCGTCTCTACTTTGGGTACAAAATAATCTGACAAAGGATTTTGTTACAGTGTTTTGCGATACAGGATGGGAACATCCGTTAACTTACCAATATATCGAAGATATTAGTAATCAGCTTGAATTAAACCTAATTACCATTAGGTCAAAGAAATTTGATGGGATGGTTGATTTGGCACAGAAGAAATTGCGCTGGCCATCTTCGCAACGACGGTTCTGCACGTCTGAATTGAAAACAATCCCAATGATAGATTATGTCCTTGATGAAATAAACGATGATATTTTGATGATACAGGGTATACGTTCCGCAGAAAGTGCTAAGCGCGCAGAAATGCGAAAGCAATGCACCTACTTCAAATATTATGTGCAACCGTACGGGAAAGATAAACATGGAAAAGACAAATTTCATACTTATCGACGTAAAGACGTATTGGAATTTAGGTCAAAACATTCTGATGATCTTTTGCGACCTGTATTCGACTGGTCGGCGCAACAGGTGATAGACTATATTCTTGACAATGGATTACAACCTAATCCTTTATATCGAATGGGGTATAAACGGGTAGGATGTTATCCATGCATAATGGCTTCGCAACAAGATATGTATAATATTAGTGTTCAGGACCCTAACAGGATTGAATACATTGCAAGCCTTGAACAACAACTAAATAGTAGTTTTTGTGGGCCGGACAAGATTCCATCCAAATACTACAAAGGTGCATATCCGCTTATTGGCGATATTGTTCGCTATGTGCAAGGAAAGCGGTCGACCGGTTCCCTTTTTAACGATGATGATGTAGCAACGAGTTGCATGAGTTATTATGGACTTTGTGAATAAATAATAGAACGATATGACTAAGAGAGAAGCGAAAATATTGGCATTAGAAGTATTTGCTGATAGTGCAGACATTCTAATTGAAATGGATTGTGTGTCTGGCGCTATCCGTTCAACAAAAGATTGTAATTTGATTAATATAGCTTTTAATGAACTAGCCTCCAGTTTAAAAAGAAGAGCAGATAAATTAAAATCTAAAAAGATATGAGTACAATAGATGCAAGAAAAATAGTCGAAGATGCACTTGATAAGGCTTGGCACGAAGCCAATAAAAAGCATGATAAATGGCGAAATCGTGTCAAAAAAGGCTTGCCGGGACTTGCAAGTCGAGTATTTGCATTACGAGGAACAGGATATAATGGCTGTGGTTTTCATTATGACCTTGAAAGGCAATTAGGTGTAATCATTAAGGAAGTAAATTCAGTTAATGTTGATACGTTTAAACCTACAAGGATGCTTTTTATAGAAATTGCTACCGAACGCCTGTATAATGAATTAGCGAAAATAGAAAGAGAACTCAAATTTTTAAAAAGATTTGAAGATAGGTCTGACGTAGAGGAGGGAACTAGCGAAAGTATAAAACAAGAATAAGAAAACTCATAGATAAAAAGAGAGAAGGAAGAGTTATCCCTTCCTTCTCAATACGGCGTATGCCTTCTTAAGTTTTTGATAAACTTTATCATAATTCAAAATTATGGAGAAGACATTCGCTACAAAGTTTGTAGTCAAAAAGATGTCTATCATAAATTATTTATAATAAAGTTATTCGGCAATATCGCCTAATCAATTGACAGGGATCGAACCTGTACTTTTATCAATAAAGATAACGTCTGCCGTTTAACCACAATTGACTGGCGCAAATATCTGTAATTATAAAATAGTAAACAAATATTTTGATCATGAATAAACGACAATTTAAATATTGGCTTTGTATAAACGGCTTCCGTCCGGAACAGTTCGGACTGGCACGAAAAGGAATCCGATCAGGTTCACTTCACGAAAGAAGTGAGCTAATAGTCCTCAGTGATCCTGGGGACTATTTTTGTGCCTTTATATCTTATGTAAAACTAAGATATGAAAAAGCAGAAATGTATTGTGTGTAGCCGAGAAACGGTCTCTGTGATCGAAACCGAAGATGGATATGTCTGCTATAACTGCTACTCAGATAAAAAGAACCCTCTAAAACAAAAGCAACATCATGATAACGAAGAAGCTCGGATTCAGTCGGAGTTCTTCAATAAAGTACCTTTATTTTTCCCGAACTTGCCGGATCGACTTCTTTTTGCGGTTCCGAACGGTGGCAGCCGGCATAAGATAGAAGCGGCTAATATGAAGCGTCAGGGAGTAAAGCGAGGTGTGGCTGATGTAATCCTTCAGATACCGAAAAAAGGATATGCATCCCTCTGCATTGAGTTTAAAACTCCAACAGGTAGACAGTCGGCAGAGCAAAAGGAGTATCAGCGCCAGGTTGAGATGGCAGGAAGTAAATATGTGATTGTTCGTAGTGTAGAGCAGGCTATCCGGGAACTGCAGCAGTATTTGGGTTAATAGATTTCCCCTGTTATATTTTAGAATAAAAGTTATGGCAGAATTGAAGTATGACCCCCGGAATTATCGTATTCATACCGATAAAAACAAACGGCTTATAAAGAAGAGTCTAGAGGATTGTGGTACCGGCCGTTCTATTCTTTTGGATAAGAATGATGTTATTATTGCAGGAAATGGTGTTTATGAGCAAGCTTTGGAGCTGGGGTTAAAGGTTCGGGTTGTAGAGTCTGACGGAAATGAACTGATTGCTATTAGAAGAACAGATTTGTCTACAGAAGATGAAAAAAGAAAGCTTTTGGCTTTGGCTGACAACCATACATCGGACACTTCCATGTTCGACTTTGCTGCCGTTGTTGAAGATTTTGGTATTGACGAACTTGGCGATTGGGAATTGGAGCTTCCATTTGATGATATGCCGACAGATGTGGACCGCTTCTTTGAGGGAGCAGATAAGGTTGAGAATAAAAGAAAGACGATGATTTGCCCTCACTGCGGAAAGGAAATAGAGGTATGATTTTATATCTTGCCGGTTATAAATCTTGTGCCAAACGATGGAATATTGACACGAAGGATATCTATCTTTTAAGTTCTTTTTGGGAGCATAAATCAGGGCATTATGGTAGTTATGTCTGTCAAGAGAAGCATATTCTTGATAGCGGGGCGTTTTCTGCTTTTTCAGGAAAGAATGATAGTTTTGACTGGGATGGCTATGTTAAGAAATATGCCGATTTTGTTTTAAAGAATAACATTCAACGTTTCTTTGAGCTGGATATAGACGTTGTCGTTGGACTGGAGAAGGTTGAATATTATCGTAGATACTTGGAAGATCGTATAGGACGGCAGCCTATTCCTGTTTGGCATGCAAGTCGAGGAAAGGACTATTTTATTCAGATGTGTGAGGATTATCCTTATGTAGCAATTGGTACAACTTCTGCGATGGAAGAGGGTAGGAGGATAAGAAAGAATCCCATGGTACTGAAATGGTTTATCGATCAAGCGCATTCCGCTGGAGCTCGTATTCATGGACTTGGCTTTACCAATACGATATTTCTCCCTTTTTTGAAGTTTGATAGTGTCGATAGTACGACCTGGCTGTCTGGTTCCAGGTTTGGGCAGGTTTATTTCTTCAACGGAAAGCAAATGGTATATTGTAATCCACCCAAGGGGATGAGAGCTAAGAATCATGATTTATCGAATAGACATAATTTTAATGAATGGATAAAATTTCAAAGGTATGCAGAACAATACTTATAATAAAAAAGTCCTTCTGTATTCAGGAGGCATGGATAGCTGGTTAATTGATAAACTCTGGAAACCGAACATAAGGCTTTATATTGATATGAATACCCGTTATTCAAAAGAAGAAATGAAGCGTCTTCCGGATGATATTGTTATTGAAAAGTTGGATTTATCAAAATGGGAACGTGAGGATAAGATTATTCCTCTCCGGAATATGTATCTAATCGGTATTGCAACGAATTATGGCGACGAAATCTGTTTGGGAGCGACAGCCGGTGACCGGGTTCTTGATAAATCACCTGTGTTTGCCGAGTTATATGAGGAGCTACTCGGATATCTCTATCAGAAACAACATTGGACCGAAAAACGAACGATTCGGATAAATTTAGACTATAAAGCATACACCAAAACAGAGTTATTGAAGCAATACCTTATTCAAGGTGGTAATATTGGTGATGCGCTTAATTCGTCGTTTAGTTGCTATACTCCTGTTGATGGGCACGAATGTTGGAACTGCAAACCGTGTTTCCGCAAATTCATTGCTTTTGCATTGAACGGATACCCGTTCCCCAGAGAAGTTACTGACAAAAATATATCTTATATAAAGCGTGAAATACTTCCTTTGATCGAATCTGGCGAGTATGGCCGGAAACGGGAGGAGGAAGAGATAAGACAGGTATTAACTCTTTATCGATAAAAATTATGTATATAGTAAAGAAACGTCTTGAAATATCGGCATCTCATAGTCTGAGACTCTCTTATGCAAGTAAGTGTGAGAATTTGCATGGACATAACTGGATTATTACAATATGGTGCCAGGCGAGAAAGTTAAATCAGGATGGCATGGTGGTAGACTTCAGTCATATCAAAGAAAAGGTACAATCACAATTGGACCACAAGAACCTAAACGAGGTTCTTCCGTTTAATACTACAGCTGAGAACCTGGCAAAGTGGATATGTGAGCAGATACCGGAATGCTTCAAAGTAATGGTTCAGGAATCAGTAAATAATATAGCGTGGTATGAAGAAGATAAATGAGATTTTTTACAGCATTCAAGGTGAAGGTTACTTTACTGGTACGCCGGCTATTTTTGTTCGTTTCTCTGGCTGCAATTTAAAGTGTCCGTTTTGTGATACAGAACACAAAGAAGGAAGGATATTAAGCGATGATGAGATTATTGCAGAAATAAATCGTTATCCAGCTTTGCATGTTGTATTGACGGGCGGTGAACCTTCTATGCAGATCACATATAGCCTGGTTGATAAGATTAAGGCTACCGGTCGATTCGTTCAAGTTGAGACAAATGGAACTTTTGTACCACCAGTAAATATAGATTGGATTACATGCTCCCCGAAAGAGGGTGGCAATGCAGTCGTGATTAATCCGAATGAATTGAAGGTTGTCTATATCGGGCAGGATATGTCGCAATATGATAAATATTCAGCAGGTGTATATTATTTGCAGCCTTGTTCTGGTCTGAATACGGAAGAAGTTATTAACTATATTAAAGAGCATCCGAAATGGAAGTTAAGCCTACAAACACACAAGATATTGAATGTGCGATAAGAACAATTCTTTCTTTTATTGGTGAAGACCCTTGTAGGGAAGGTTTGAAGGGAACACCGGAACGTATTGTAAGAATGTGGAAAGAAATCTTTCGTGGATATGACCCGGCACAAGTACCTAAAATCACAGTCTTCGCTAATGGAGTGGACGGTCTTTCCTGTAATAGTGTTATTGCAGATTCAGGTGGATTTTATTCAATGTGTGAGCATCACATGATGCCTTTCTTTGGAAAGTACTGGTTTGCTTATATTCCCAATCCAAAAGGTAAGATACTAGGCATATCGAAAGTTGGCCGTGTTGTAGATTATTGTGCAGCGCGGTTGCAGGTGCAAGAGCGATTGGCTAAAGATATTATTCTAATGATTCAAGAAGCATTAGGTTCAGAGTATCCTCCCTTGGCAATGGGTATAGTGTTGGAAGGAGAGCACTTGTGTAAGTCAATGCGTGGAGTAAAGAAGGAAGGTAAAATGTGCTCTTCTTTCTATTTTGATAATGGAAGTTTACCCGAATTGAGGGCTGAATTGTCCCGATTCGTTAGCATGGGTTAATTATGGCAGAGAAGAATGAAGTAAAAAAGAAAAGTAGGGGGCGTAAATCTGAATATAGAGAAGAATATGCAGAGCAAGCTCTAAAGCTTTGTCTGTTAGGTGCAACAGACAAAGAAATAGCCGAGTTCTTCTCTGTCTCAGAACAAACACTTAATAGTTGGAAGAAGAAGTTTCCTCAATTTCTTGAGTCCTTAAAAAAGGGAAAGGCTGTCGCTGATGCTAATGTCGCATCAAGGCTGTATAGCCGTGCTATCGGTTACGACGCCAAAGCAACGAAGTTTGCAACCAACGATGGTAAGATTACGGATAAGATGGAGTATATCGAGCATTATCCTCCGGACACGACAGCTGCTATTTTTTGGTTGAAGAACCGGCAGCCGGGTAAGTGGCGCGATAAGAAAGAAGTGGAGAACCAGGTTAAGTTGGGTGATGAATTGGAATCAATGTCAGATGAAGAATTAGCAGCAATTGTCCGTGGTGAAAAGGAGTAAAAGAGAAATATTGATAAGGCAAGCGAAAGCAGTGACTATATTACGCAAGCGGGAGGCACGGGATGATTTCTGGGCCTACTGTTTATATCACGATCCCAAGTTTTTTGCGAAGCGTCTGTTTCTGAAAGAGGTGGCGGATGCTTTCACGCGGGTGTATGAATCATATGTATCAGGCGTGATCCGTCGGCTGGCGGTATCCATGCCTCCGCGTGCTGGAAAATCTTATATCTCGTCTTTATTCATATCGTGGATGCTTGGCCACTTTCCGGAAGAATCGGTTATGCGCAACTGCTGTTCCGATACACTGTATAATAAGCTGTCCTACGATACGCGCGACATTGTTCGTTCTTCCCGGTTCAAAGAAATTTTTCCGGATGTACAATTGCGAGGGGATAAACAGAACGTGCACGGTTGGAGCTTGGAAGCAGCCCGGCAGGTGAGTTATTTCGGTGCCGGTGTGGGCGGTACGGTGATTGGTTTCGGTGCCTCCATGCTGGCCATGACGGACGATTTGTATAAGAGCTTGGAAGACGCGCTATCCGATACCAACAATGAAAAGGTCTGGAGCTGGAAACAGGGAACGCATGATTCCCGTATCGAAGGGAATTGTTGTTCTATCGACATTGGCACCCGTTGGTCGGCAACGGACGTGCTTGGCCGCATGGAGGAAATGGGAAAGTATGACGAGATTATTCGTATAGCCGCCTTGGATGAGAATGACCGTTCTTTCTGTGAAGATGTACACACAACGGAATACTATTGGGATTTACGAGACGAAACGGACGATTCCATTTGGTGTGCTGAGTATATGCAGGAGCCAATCGAGGCAATCGGCCTACTGTTCCCAAAATCTGAACTCAATCGATTCAAGCTGGCGGATATTGAAGGCAAGCAGCCGGACGGCGTGATCGGTGCTACCGATGTGGCCGATGAAGGAGACGACGATTTTTGTGCACCGATTGCCAAGGTATTCGGTACAAAGTATTTCATTACCGATGTCCTGTTTACGAAAGACAATGTCGAGATTACCGAACCGAAGTTGGTTTCCTTGATTCTTGACACCCGCTGCGACAATATGCGTATCGAAAGCAATAACGGAGGCCGTCTGTTCGCCCTGAATGTCCGTAAGGCTGTAAAGGCAAAGAACGAGAAATGTATCATACAGGCAAAACCAACTACGGCCAATAAAGAAACGCGTATCTTGTTGAAGTCCGGTTGGATCAAGAAGCATTGCTATTTCCTGGAAGAAGGCGAGTATAAGAAAGGTTCGGATTATGACCGGTTTATGAAAGCTCTAACCAGCTACAAGAAAGAGGGAGGCAATAAGCATGACGATGCACCGGATGGCATGACGATACTTGCAGAGAATGTAGAGTTCATCGGGTTATGTAAGGCTAACTCTGTACGTCGAGTAGCAAGAGGACGATAAGTGGCAAAATGAAAGTGTTTTTCCGATATTTGTAACACGTATTAGATAAAATCCCGATATTTTTCTATCACATACTTGCGTTTTGATATCTGTTCTCGGTTTTTACATTTCAAAGTGAACTTGTTTAGACTGGCCGTATTGACAGCGAAAAAACATTTGCTTTTATATTTTAGCATAAAACGATTATGCCAAGTATAAACGACATTCTTGCAAATGAAGATTTCGGGCAGGTAGTCAGTTCGTTATGTGTCGATACGATTGAATACCGAGAACCAAGAGAATATTACAACGAATATAATGGCGAACGTCGGAGACGTAAAACCTCTGTTGGCTGGCGTGAGCCTAAACGTTTAGAAGTCTATTCGGATACTTTGGTGGATAAAAATGGTGAACCAGTACGCCTTCCTGATAAGATCGTAGATGTGGCCCGTATCGTAACCAACTTTCCGAAGAAGGAGGTGCGTACCTCTGTCGCTTTCCTGTTTGGCGGGCAAATGACGATTACCGGAGCTGATCAGAACGATGGTTTCCAAGAGTTCAAACGTGTATGGGAACGCCGATTGAAGATGCAATCCGTTTTGAAGTCATTTGCACGCAAGGTGCTTTCTGAAAGTAAGGCCGCTCTTGTGTTCTATCCGTATATATCCAAAGGATTAGACGGCAAATTGATTACGGAGTTGAAGGTGAAAACGCTCTCTGTTCCCCGTAATGAAAATACTTTATCTGAATTTTATCCCCATTTCGACGATAATGATGATATGGATGCCTTTATCCATCGTTATCAAGTAAATTCTAATGGTATGATCCGGAACAGCTGTACAATCTGGACGGCAGATAAGATTATTACGGCTATCGATGAAATGGGCGGCTGGGTGATAAAAGAAGTACCCAATCTGTTCGGGAAGATTCCGGTCGTGTATGCCGATGTATTCCAACCTGAATGGGATGAAGTAGCGCTTCTGATGGATGCTCGTGAAATGCGTATTTCTCGCATGGTGGATACAAATGATTACTATGGTGATCCGATGTTGAAAACATTCGATGTGGCTGACTTGCCGACTAAAGACACTGTCGGCAAAGAATTGTCTTTTACTTCTAAAGTACATCCGGAAACGCAACAATTGTATCATGGTGATGCGGAATATCTTACTTGGAACGGCTCTCAGCGATCTGTGGATAAAGAGTTGGAAGAAACCAAATGCGAGCTGTTTTCCGGTACATCTACGCCGGATCTTTCTTTTGATAACTTGAAAGGCATTGGCAACCTGTCCGGTGTCGCTCGTAAATTCATGCTGATGGATGCAACTATCAAGGCGAGCGAGAACATGGAAACATTCGGTCCAGTGGTTCAGCGTTGCGTATCGGTAGTGTTGGCCGGTATATGCAACATTACCAGTATCAAGTACCGTCCCCAATTGGTGGACAACCTGATCGATGTGGAATTTGGTTCCATTTTGCCGGAAGATTTGGCTGAAACCCTGCAAACCCTATCTATTGCTAATGCAGGTAAGCCAATCAATGCTCAGCGCACGGTTACGGCTCATTCTCCTTTGACGGAAGACTTGGACGAAGAAATGAAGTTGATGGAGGAAGAGGAGAATGCGGCTGCGCAACGTAATAACATGGTTGGTCTGACAATGGGATATGGAGAATGAAAGAACTATCATTTCATGAGCGACAATTCCTGCAACGTCTGTTCCGGCAACAAGGCAGCATAAAGTATTCGTTTGACGAGTTTGTTCGTAGGGTAGGATCTCTTCTGGCTAAATGGTCGGATCATGGCGGCGACCGTGTATGGATAGGTAATGCTACTATTGAAAAGCAAATAGAACGTCTGTTGGATGATTTACACACGCAGCTCGTAAGCGATATATCCAATACAGTTACCGATGTATGGAATTTAGGCAATAGGAAAGCGGATGAACTGGTAACGGGCTATATTAAGGATATGGCTATCTCCACTACGCTAAGGGAAAAATTGTTTTCCCGGAATGCCGATGCGCTGAATACTTTATTGAAACGCAAAGATGAATTTGGTAAAACCATATCCTCCCGTGTCTGGGACATAACGGACGGGGCCATGGATAATCTGGAGTATTACCTTTCTTCCGGGTTGTCTTCCGGTCGTCCGTCGGCGTTGATCAGCCAAGATATACGGCAATTGCTAAACGAACCCAACCGTCGTTTCCGACGGGTAAGGGATGCGAATGGGAAGCTGGTTCTATCCCAGCCAATGAAAGACTATCATCCAGGACAGGGTGTTTATCGTTCGTCTTACAAAAATGCCCTACGTTTAGCAGCAACGGAGACCAATAAGGCTTTTCGAACTGCCGATTACGAACGTTGGCAGAAAATGGACTTCGTGACTGGTTATGAGGTGGAACGTTCACCATCGAATCATGGTCCGTGTCCTGTGTGTGATGCAAAGGCTGGCCAATACTCGAAGGATTTTAAGTTTACGGGCTGGCATCCGTTCTGCATCTGTATAGCTACGCCGGTCATGATGGATCATGAGGAGTTTGCGGAATGGTTGCTGGGGGATGGAAAACCCAAGGATTCGATTAAAGTAGCGTCCGGTAAAGCGAGATTTAAGGAGATCAAGGAAAAGGCTTCTTCATTAAAACAAACTGTTATTCGAAATAAAGATTTTCGGAAAGATATACAGATTACCGGTCGTGGTATAAAAGAGTGGTTGAACCAGCCACACAAATATTACGAGAAGAAGAATGAAATGCTTTTGGATATAGCTTCTGTGATAAAGGAGGCTGAATATCTTGGTTGCGGAAATGATAAGCACGGATATAATGCTATTGTTCACTTATTCGAAACAACGATAGAAAATGAAAAATCCTGGATTCTTGTAAAAGAACAAGCCGATGGAAGTACGACTTTATATAGCATTTCGGATAGTATAAATATTTTAAGGTTATTGGGAAAGAAGAAAGGCGATTCATAAGTAGCCCCGTGGAACTACAATCCACGACTTGCTTATAAACCGCCTTCTTTTTGCAAAAATATAAATAATCTCCTAATTGTCTAACGATTTCGGAATTTTAATCGTCGAAGTCAAGAATAAGCTGTTTCCCGTTGGCCTTCCATTGTTCAAATGAGTAATCGACTGTCATGTTCATTTGCTTTGTAGCTTTGGCTAGTTTGTTCTTCGCTTCATGGAACTCCTTTTTGAGGATTTGGATACGGGCCCAGTCTTCTGCTTGTCTTTTCTGCTTTTGATTGACGAAGCTGGCGTAAGAGGCGAAATGATCATACAGTGTATCGTAACACTGCATTTTGTATTTAATGATGGAAGCTCTTACTTCTTCATCAACTCGATTAGTATCAATTGAAAATAACCATCCAAAAACGTATCGGATAGGAATGCAGTACATTTCACGTTCTTTCCCGTCTGCGGCAACCGAGGTCATGATGACCCCGGTTGAACTTAATATTTCATCACGATCAATTCTATTACGTTGAGCTTTGGCGTCTATGCCAAGAGCATCACAAATAGGTTTGATGGGAACTAGTTGATTAGGATCATTACTAGCCATGATAGCCACATTGTTTACTTTCGCAATCTCTTTTACGTTAAATGATAAATTTTTCATATTTCCGAAAAAAGCGAGGGCAAAGGGGATTCTGTAGTAAAGTGGCAGTTTACAGAATACACCCAATGCCCTCTAAATTTCCTATTGACGCAACTGCCACGTAACGTCTTTCTGAGATAATATATAAATCAGAAAAACTTTTTCCGGAAGCAGATGGCGATACCTCCTATACTTTCGCTTTTTGCGTCTGCAATTTCGAATTTAATTTCTCAGCCTCCTTTTGCATGTTCTCAGAAGCGTGCTTGATGTAGTATAGCATTCCTTCGGTTCTTCCTATCTCTCGGCCGGTATTGAATGCGGCTTGTAGTTCTGGAGTAGAGTATTTACCCATTTCGGAGGGTTGAGCCGTCCTTTTGCCGTTACTGTTATTGGCAGCATTAGAATTGTTGGAATTGATAAGCATAATCAAATTCAATAAAAAAGGTATTCGTGCCTTTCCTGCTGCTTATCACATTCCAACGGATGCTGTGGTTCTATTACAGTTCCACACAGGGGTACACGAATACCTAATATCGTTATACAATAATGTACGGGCATAAAAAAATGCTCGGCATTGTTAATGCGAGCGAATCCTACCCGCATCCGTTAGTTAAATATGATAAGCACTGCAAAGATGAGCACTAATTCTGAATCTTGCAAGAAAAAACTTTCCCTCACTTATATTTTAAACAGAAAACGGTTATGACAATTTTAGATTTAATCAAGGCGGCATGTAAGACAAAAGGCGTGTCCGAAAAGTATGCGGAACGTATTCAGAAGACGTTCAAAATAGAAAAGGCTGAAGGATTGGAGGCTTATGTCGATCTATTCAAAGATAATGTTCTTCCGGCAATCCAGGAAGCGGAAAACGAAGCGAAAAATACGGCTGAAACCGCTGCTGTCGCTGCATACGAAGCTAAACATGGATTGAAGGACGGTAAACCGGTAGAAGATCCGGATAAGGACAAGGATAAGAAAACGGAAGAAGAGTTGTTGAAGGGTCTTAGTCCGGAAGTCAGAGCTTATCTGGAAAGTATGAAGAAGAGCGTCGATGATATCAAAAAGGTGGATGATTCCATTACCAACTCGACAAACGAGGCTAAGAAAGAAGCAGTTCGTAAGCAGTTGAAAGATGCCAATCTTCCGGATAACTGGCTGGGACGTGTGGATTTGGCTTCTGAAACGTCCATCGAGGACCAGATTAAGGTGCTGTCCGAAGAATATACCGGAATCCAGCAAAAGGCTATTGATGATGCTGTGGCTCGTGGTGATTATGCTCCCGGTTCCGTGGATCTTCCGGAGCGTTCCGAAGCGGATTGGGCGAAGCTGATGGATCAGGATGTCGACAGTAATACGAATAATCCCGGTGTGGTAAACCTGGGTATTGAATAATCCAAGTAAAGTGTAAGTTATGTACAGAAAAAGAGAAAGAGAATTCCAGTATCCTCCCGGAATTGAAAAGATTATTGAGGATGTGATTGGTGGAGGTACGATTGACCGTCGGGATTTGCAGAATGCTTTGTTCAATGGAAAGGCGTTGGACGAACTGCCTCCGATTGTAATTGTAGTAAAAGATCCGGAAACAGGGCTGTTTCATGTATTGAAGACGGCTACGGTTTCGGAAGCTGCTGCTACCGATGCGACAGCGTATAAGGTGGACAAGAACCATCTGTTCGGTGTGGGTGACTTCGTGACGGTTGGTGGAGCGTTGACAGGCGCATCCGATAAAATCACGGCTATTGATAAGAGCAATGCGAATTTCGATACGATCACGTTGGAAGCGACTATAGGTGCTGCTGCAAAAGGTTTGGTATTGGTTCAGGCTAAAGACAAGCAAGCTGCGAAAGCCGCCAAGTTACCTTATGATGGCGAATTGGTCGTCACGATGAATAAAGTCGACTTGACTGTAGCCAACCAGCAGTCCGGATTATTGGTAAGAGGTACGGTAAACGAATCCTGTATGCCGTTTCCGGTAGATAAGGACCTGAAGGCATTAATGTCGTTTATCCGTTTTGTGTAATCCATTAAAATCAGATATATGGAAAGAAGTTTAATTAAGCAGGTGAATAAAAAGAATATGGCGGCTCGTTTGAATACCCGCCATGTGAAACCGGTCGTTTTCCCGAACTTCTTCGGGGTGAAAAGAAAGACTTCGTTGAAGTGGGAGACACTGACCGGTGAGAAGGGTGCTCCGGTAATGGCCGACGTGATCTCTTTCGACGCTTCCGCTCCGCAGAAGACGCGCGAGGTGATCAGCAAGTTGTTCGGTGATATTCCGAAGACGGCCGTTAAGCGTGGTATGAACGAAAGTGATTACAACGAGTACAAACAATTGGAACGTGACGCGCAGGGCGACGCGGACCAGTTGGCGTTATTGAATTTGGCTTTCAAAGATCAGGATTTTGTATATAATTCCGTCCGTGCCCGTTTCGAATGGTGGTGTATGCAACTTATGAGCCGTGCCGGATTCCATCTGTCAGCCAAGAATAATGGTGGTGTTGTAACGGCCGAGTTTGTTGGGTGTGGTATGCCGAAGAAGAACCAGCGTAAATCTTCTGTAGATTGGAGCAACGCTTCAACTGCCAACGGCTTGCAGGATATCGAAGATACGGTTGTTGCTGCTTCTGCCGAGGGGGTGACGATCCGCTATGTAGTGATGCACGTGGCTGATTTCTCTTTGCTAAAGAAACAGAAATCCACGTTCGACACGTTAAAGGCATGGGTTAATTCGTCCTCCAAGATATTGGTAACAAAGAATCTCATCAACGAATATCTGGCCGAACAGGAGATTCCGGTGAAGATTATCACCGTGAATCCAGCAGTCCGTATCGAAGACAGTGCCCATCGTCGTAAAACAATCAATCCCTGGGAACGTAAACGTGTATGCTTCCTGGAAGATTTGAAAGTCGGAGATATCCAGCACGGACCGATTGCAGCCGAGTCTTCCGCTACCTTGCAGAAGATTGCCCTCATGGTCAAGCAGGATTGGGTATTGGTAACCAAGTGGTCTGAGCTGGAACCGTTCAAGGAATGGACAAAAGCGGAGGCGAATGCTATTCCTGTCGTGAACGACCCGGATGCGATGTTTATTATGAAGGTGGATGGTAAAGATTGGAACGCTTCCGAGGATACCGAGGGTACAGACGATATTCCGGCAACATTCTTGGGCGAAACCGTTGATCCGGAAGACCAGACAATTCAGGATACTACAGACGGGGAGTAACAATTATGACTAAGACGATTCGAGATACAATACTTGCTTATCCCGGTCTGTCCGACTGTGAGGAGTTTTTGGATAACGTCGTTTTACCAGGACGCGGTTTTGAAGGTACAGAAGATAGTAAGACGATCGATATTCAAAAACAAAAGCTGGTGGCTGCCGACCTCTATTCGATGGTCGGCGGTCTGCCGGACTTCACGGAAAACAAGCTATCCGTTACCTATCCCCGTTCGTGGTACGAGGCTACGGCAAAACGGCTGTATAGGGAAGGTGGAGAACCGGAGAAAGCGGAGCTGATTGGAAACAAGATTGAGGTACCAAAAGGAAGGGCCCGTAACAGATGGTAAAGCGATATTCACATACGGCGATAGTTACAATTCAATCCGGACAATTGGTAAAAGGGGAATGGGGTGCCGGAGAACCGACGGAAATAGAGGTCACTGGGCAATACTTTCCTTCCAATAGCGGGCAGCAGTTGAAGCAGAATGCCGATGGTAGAGAGTTTATCGTGCATGGTGAGTTATCTACAAAGTCACGTCCGGTGCCGGATGCAAAGCACATTAGGATTGATAGTATCGGTTTGGATGTCGATATTATCTGCTGGGAGCCATTTCAGTCTCATTCCGTAATCTATGTATGGAAAGGTGGTTTGACTCCTATGTGGAGCGATAGGGAGGTAGAACGTTTGTTCGATTACTTTGTGGATCGGGCGGAAGAACGGATATACAAAGTATTGCAACGTGCTGGGGAAGAGTTCGTGAAGATTGCTCGAAAAAAAGGGAACTATCAGGATCATACCGGTAACCTTCGTAGTTCAATCGGCTATGTGATCGTTAAGGATGGCGATATATTGACCGAGAACTACGAGTTATCAGAGAAAGGATCCGAACGTCATCCTGGTATGCGTGAAGCGAAACGCTTGGTTTCCGAGCTGATACCTCTTTATAAGAGAGGTTGGGTATTGATTGGTGTAGCCGCTATGCCTTATGCCAAGTATGTAGAAGCAATCGACAACCTGGATGTTATATCTGTGGCTACGGAGCATACTGAAGATTGGATTAAGAAACAGAGTCGAATATTGTTTAGCAAACTTGCGGAGAAAGGATATTGAAATGGCAGATCAGTTTGATATAGTGGATATCGTATATGATGCGGTAGAACCCGTAGTCGCCGGTTTTATCCTGTATAAAGATTGTTCTGGGGACGGTGAAACAAAGAACCATATTACAGTCCGGATGCTTGCATTGAGTGAAACGGATGTAGTCAATAAAGGATCGGTCAATATCAACGTATTCGTAAAGAAGCAAACGAACGGTATGCCTGCCCGACAATTAATGAAAGGAGCGGTACAAAAGGTTAAGTCAGCACTACGAAATATAACACCTCCTTTCGGCATGTATTGGAAATCTCGGATTGTTTGGTCCGAACCTCTTGGCGAAGCTAAAGAAGGCTTCGATTGTACGAATATTAGATTTGAAGTAATAACAGAAATAGATTAAGAATATGGCTAATGAAAGAAGTTTGGCGGTAGGCGTATCCTTCTTAGGGTATGGTGACCCCGGTGATGGCGTTCCGGCCTCTATTTATACACAGTGCCCGATCGTTCATGAAGGCTCAGTTGCTTTCAACTTCAATGAAGCGACCTCTGTCGATTTCCGTGCAGAAGGAATGAAAGATCCCTGGGAGTCATTCGATAAGGCTGGCGACCCGGATAGTTTTGAATTTGCTATCCCGTCGCCGACAGCTCAGGAAATGCTCGCGTTTTGTGGTGGTTCTATTAGTGGTGGTAAATGGAATGCTCCGATTGATATTCCCAATATCCGTAAATCGTTCAAGATGCAGACGACACCGTACAAAGGCAAGTATACGGAATATACATTTGCCATTTGTAAGGTCAGTGCCCGCTTGAGCCAGGCTCCGTCTTCAGAACAAACGGACCTTTTGTTGGTTAAATGTACTCGTTTAGCAGCAATTACCTCTGCAGGGCAGCAACGATCTTCGTTCAGCCGGGCGGTGATGAATGTAACCCTTACCCCAGTAACGGCTGTTGTAATCACTGGTACCCCCAAAGTTGGAGAAACGCTTACGGCCACATTGACACCAGCGGAAGCGACTGGTGATTTCCAATGGCAACGCAAAGTGGATGGCCAGGGAGAAGCCCAAGACATCGAAGGGGCTATCGGCGACAGCTATTTGATCCAGCCGGAAAATGAAGGCGATAAAATCCTTGTCAAGTTTACGGCAAACGGTTTGTATTCCGGAGAGAAGACAAGCGCAGAAACAGAAGCCGTACAAGCAGCAGGATAATTAAGGACTGTTGTTTAGGTTATCGAAAGCCTCGGAACTATCCGGGGCTTTTATATTTTAATCGAAAACGATTATGGATGCAGGAGCTGTAGAAACGATTGCTAAGATGCAATGTAAAATTGATAACTATGAATATTTTCTTCAGAATTTGTTTATCAAATTGACAAAACCAAATTCTGAAGTACTATGTATTTCATCTGGAAGGGATATTAGTAATGTTATATGTAGAGAAGTTGAGAAATTACAAAATCAAGTGAAAAGCTATGAGTGTAAAGCAAGTACTTCAACTGGAGAGTGAATCCGTTTCTTGTCAGCCGGTAACCATTCCGTTTGAATTTACCCGGCTTGAATCATTACCGGAAGGAAAGACGGTAGGGGATAGTATCGTTATAACCCCGATCACCGTCCGTACCTGGTTCCGGATAAAGCCCCTATTGCTTTGTATTGACAAAGAAGATAGAGAGGTTTTGATTGTTGATAAGAATAAAGGATTTTCCAATCAGATCGCCGAACTGATAGCCAAATATGACGAACTTATTTTTGAAATCGTATGTCTTGGCATTCATAATAAGAAAGGTGATATGCCAGCTTGGTTCCAGGAAGTTCTGAAAGACAACTGTACTTGGGAGGATATTTACATCCTCCTGAATGCTATCTTATACCGGATCGGTTATAACCCTTTTTCTCGTACTATCATAGCGCTGGAAGCTGTGAGCCCGTTAAGCGAAGCGGAGATAATAGCCCTTCAGAGAAACAGCGAGACATGGAAGAAGAAGGCCCTCAAAGCAGCTTCATGTTCTTAGTGACCTGCAATGAGGCTTTTGGTTATTCTCATGATCTGATATTGGATAGTAGCTTTGTCCTGTTGGTTGGTATGCTTCGTGAACGTGGTTATCTGATGAACCGGCGTACTAAGGATTTTCATTCGGAAGATACGTCAATTAAAGAGGAAGATGGAGAATGGGTTGAAATGGTTGACTTCGATACTGGCCGTGTGAAACGGATAAAGAAAGTTTCATCTGTATAACTATATATTACATTGAGAGTAAAGAAAAGGTTTTGTCATAGTGATAAATTTTGATTTGTTTGGTAGTAAGAAAGCCCTGCGGACTGTGAAGTTAGCAGGGCTTTTGTTCTCTGTCATTCATTTTGTTATTATATTTAGACTGTACAAGCTGTATGAGAATATTCGTTGATATCTATAAGATGGATATTCAAAACATCTTCAATATCAAAAAGAGTGCTGGTTGTAAAGTTGTGGTCACCTCTTAACCATTTGGATATTTCAGAGGGACGTTTACTCATTTTTTCGGCAAATTCCTTTTGGGATAGACCTTTCCTTTTGATACCTTCTGCTATTTTTACGGCAAGCATCATACGTCTTTCCATGTTCTTGGCTCTTTTCGTGTCTATATTGCCAAGTACTGTATCCAAAATAGATGTATTGTTCATATTTATTCCTCCTTCAATTTTAAATTACCTAAGAAAAGACCGTTATCATCGAGATGTATATCCTTGTTTTTGATGGCTTCTGATATGATTCTGGATATTCGAACCACTGTTTCAGCTTCTTTTTTTAAGGAAGAACTTTCTTGATAAGCTCTAATGTTTTTGGG